AAAAAAATTCCTCTTGTATCATCGGGGAATTCAAATATAAACTTTTCAGGAATTGAACGAATAGCTGACAATTCATCGTACTCATATTTGATGGCGTCATTTATCCCGGAAGCAACAGCTGCTGCTCTAAAATTCAGTTCTTCTCCAATATTTACTACTGACCCAACATCGGGAGTCAGTCTTGCCACCCTGTATGTCCTGTGGCCGATAGGAGGGGCAGACTCAAGACCATTCCTGATTATCTCAGCAGCTCGATAAAGGGCGGCGTCTTCGGGTACATTCTCTAGATTTTCGACCTCACCAGCTAGATGTCGACTAATCTTCCTACTTTCAGCAAAGCTACTGCGCCACAAATTGAGAGTATCTCCCAATTCGGTATCACTCGGTACAATGCCAGGATGCCAGTGTGAGCGAATTAAGAAATTGCTCATCCTGTTTCTGTCGTTCAGCTTGTCAAGGGCATCTGAAGAACTGTCCAACTCTCCGCTTGTCGGCACGTATCTATACTGATTGCCATATCCAGACTCTTTTCTAAAATGCATATTTGGGAATCTTGCGATCATCACACTCATTGGGAATTCGTCTTTGAACCATGCTTCTGGAATAGAGATGCGTTCCGGGCCAGTTCCGGCAGATCTAATTTGGCTTCGGGCTGAGTCGGGATCTACAATTTCGTTTATGTTCGACAATATCTCGCCACCAGAAAAAAAAGCAGTTTGACCGGACTCGTCAACTGGGGTTGAATAATCGTTTCTAGATGTTGAAAATCTGTCATTATTTGCAATTCTTAGAATTGCGTTTTCGCTCAATAGGTAAAGAAGCGTATCTTGCTGTAATCGATCGTCTTCTCCGATTCTGAATATATCTTTTATTTTAGGGTCAGATGTGAAAGCCGTTATACTTTCTAACTTTAATTGCGTGCTTCCAGAGTGCGGTCTTGAATCAACTCTTAGATCAAAAGCAATGTCGCGCATTTTTAGATCTATATTTTCCTTTGATCCATCTTCCCCACCGGGGAGTATCGGCGTTACGTATTTTGAGTTACCGGTCGCTTGTACTCCTGCTTCCCCGAGAGCTTCGTTTACAAGTCTTTGTCGCTCTTTCATAGTTTCGGCAAAAGCTGATTCCCAAACTTGTTGCTGTTCTGGAGTCCACTCATATTGGAGACCTTCAGGTTTTTCAACCTTAGAGTAGTCGGCTACGGCTGGTAGCTCGATTACGCGATAGGTGCCTGCTGAAAATAAAATTCCATCTTCGGGTGGGGGCGTTAAGTAGCTGTCGACGACATACAGGTTCTCTAGAGACCCGGGATTATCCTCGTTTACTTTTTTCATCTGACTTACGATTGCATAACTTTTTCCCTGTGCGCTGGGCCTGTACAGATGACCTTGAACAAGGTGATTTAATGAAAAATGGACACTGTGCCTATTCGTCCTTAGTGGCTCCCCGGTATATGGGTTTATTACGACTTGTTGAGTATCTTGATTTACTACATCGTAATCGCCATTTGGGTAAATTCTTAAATTTCCATCTTTGTCAATTTGTGGCTTATGAACAGTTTCATGGACCAGGAATAAGTCATCAAATTTTAGTATCCGAGTTTTGGACTCATATTGATCTTTTTCAGTGGTAACCATGATATCGCCTGCGCGGTAGTTATTTACCCACCATGCATCGTCTCTATCTTCCGGTCTTACTCCTCCAAGGGAATACCTAGGGCTTGAACTGAAGAAATTTTCTCTTCTGTCTGTGAATATTTTTTCAGCAACGGCACTCAGTCTTTCAAGTTCTGCTAAGGCATCCCTGTCTCCACGGGCCGCAGCATACAGTAAGGCTGATGTTCTTGATTCCCGAGAACGGTCTTCATCTACTTGCGCAACTGTGGCCATAAACCAAAGACGAGCGAATTCTCGCCCCTCCTTTGACTTTGGTGAGGTATTGGAAATGACATATGGGTTCACTGGGAGTCGAAGCACACCTGGGGCATCAATTGAATCTCTTGTGAATGCTATTTGTTTTCCATTTATGTCGTGAACTGGAACAAGTGTATCTGTCGTTTCGTTTCTGTCAGGCCTTGCGTATATCTTTCCTTTTACTTCTGCCACTGGATCTTTGGATACAGTTCCTATTCTGTCGATATCGTTTGCCCCAGAGGAGAGCCGCATGCGTTGTTCTCTAAATGAATTGCGTTGTCTAGTTGAAACCCCAGACCTCTTTGAAGGTCTTCTTAGAACTATCCTATCCCGTGGGCCAAGATAAACCCCACCCACTGTTCTGCCGGTAATTTCATCTATTCTTCTATCCGATCCGCTTGCAAAATTTCTTCTTTCCGCGCTGCCTTCTTCGTATTCGTCATGGGTTATAAAGCGGTCGGATGTATTTGCAATTCTTGCTCGATGATTGTCCGACAATACTGCCCAACTAATAGGGTCGACAATTAAATTCCTCAATTTGTCTTCGTCGTCTGTGACTTTCTCTATGTCATGGGAGTTTGAGTTGAAATGTCCCCTGGCAGTGACCATTAATTCAGTTGCGATTTGTCCGACCTTGAGGTCCTGATGATCATTCGAGCTCGATCCTCCGGTCTCTCCACCATCAAACGAGTTAGTACCGAAAGATAAAAGCAACTGTCTCAACTCTTCATCTACATTTTCAGATGACTCGTTATTTTCAAGTATTGTTGCTCCACGTAATACGAGTGGTTTTTCTGGTTCTGGGACAAACCATGAATCAATAACGAACAAGTTTTCAAGAGCTCCTGGATTATCCTCTATAACACTTCTTAAAGGAGTTACGATAATATTGGATTTAGATTTTCTTTCCCTGAATGAATGTCCCCTGGCTAGGTGATTCAACGTAAAGTGAATGGTTTGTCTGTGATGCTTATATACACCACCATCTTCCGTTGGGATATAACCATAGTCTCCGGCTGGTCTAAGAAGTACGTTTCCAGCTTCATCTTTTACTATGTCGTATGTTGTTTCATGAACGACATAAAGATCATCTATTGAAAGATTTCCTATACCTTTTTCATCTGCGGTAGCTTGAAAATACTTTATTTGCGCTGGAGAAAGACGTCCTTCTGTTTGTATTCTTCTTTGTTCTTCTATTAGAAGCTCGCCCTTTTTCGCAAGATCTTCAAACTCCAACATCGAATCTGCGTCTCCACGCATTCCAGCATAAAGTAAAGCGTCTACATATGTTGATGCTTGGTCCCCGGAACTTTCGTAACGAGCAGCTCTTGCCGCTATCCAACGGATGGCCGTGTCGCGCCCCTCTGCCGAAGTTGGCGAAAGGCCACTTATGACGTACGGGTTTAATGGAATAATCTTTATTTCTTTATCAGTAATTTGGCTCTTTATTTTTTCAGGAATATGACCAAAATAAATTTTATCGTTCCCTATGGCGTGAACTTCTCCACGCATGCGGACATCTTTACCATTTCTGTCCTGATAAACATTAGACAATAACGTTTTTTGAGTCTGTTTATTAAAAGCTCCAGCTGGGTATACTTGAGCTGGGCCTCCTGAAGAAAATCTTAAATCTTCGTTTTTGAGTATCTCTCTTCTGTTTGGTCCAAGCATCTCCATTGCAAGAGAGGAAGCTGGCCCGGATCGATCACGACCCTTTGGATTATTAACAAGCCTAAGTTTTGAAGAGGAGCTTTGATTTGTATTCTGTGGAATCCGACGTTGACGTTCAGCACCAGATGACAAACGCATATCTATGACTTTTCTAATTTGACTTCTAGCTACGTCGATGCGGTCTCTGGCTGCGCTTCTTAAATTTGTACCAATAGAAGTTCTTTTGATTAACCTATCTCTCTCTTCTATTTCTTTCCACGGCGTCTCTCCGTCCCGCAATCCAAGAAATGCACGAGCATCATCTCGTAGTTTTTTTGTAATCCATCTTTCTTGAGCGGTTGGGTCTGGATGGAGAACCGCTACTGCTCCTTCTGCCAATGCCTCTATCAGGTTTGTGTTCCCGTAACTGTGCGCCGTGCTTGCAAAAGGAAGATTTAACCATTGCTCGTCAAATCCTGCTCCGTTCGGGTCTTTGGCTAGCGTGCTCTTTTGAATACTCTGTTGATCTATTAATGGTTCGAAACTATAATATTCTTCCGCGACACGTAGACCTCGGTAGCGTGCCGCTCTTCCCTCAGCGGTGCCGTAGTCTCGAATGTACTGACGACCCGTCGCTTTTAGGTCTCTGTAAGGAAGTGCGGCTGGGTTAGTAGCAAAAACCCCTCCCAGCTCAGCCTCAATCATTGCCCGCATATGTATGTAATGAACGAGTTCGTGTTTAAAAACAGCAGATATAGATCGATCCATCACTGTTGTGCTGCCAATACTGAATTCCGAGGTAAGATCTATTTCTCCCTGAGATGTTCTTCCGGTTTCAATTGCTTCCCACGCAGCAACAATGTTCAGAGTTGGGACAAGTTGATCCAGCCAGGCTGCAGAAAGCGAATCATCTGTCTGAATGTTTTTTACTATAGGGGGAGACCCGAATGTCTCCATTAGCCATTTAAGCTCAGGACTCGCATCGAGTGAAGCTTCAACAGCTTTTCTCAAAAGATTTACATTTTGCGGAGAAAAATCAATTTCTGTCTTGCGCGATTTTAGCAATTCAATTATTAGTTTTCTCATTAATGTTCGTATTTCTTCTGGTGAAGCCCAATTGCTCGGAGGAATTGGAAACAAATCAAAAATAATTTCCATGTATTCATCTTCACTAGAAGGCACCATTAAGTTTGCAATCTGACTTGATGATAGCCCCTGCAAGAAACCAGGAGTTGATATTCTTAGTTCAACACCCATCTCCGTTATCTGCCCATATCTATAATCCATAGATTGATGCCTCTTGAGCTGCTCTAACTCATCGCGACGCAGTGGCTTAAGGAGAGGATCAATCTTTATTATTGGCCTGTCTCTATCTGGTTTTGCAGGAGGTATTCCGACATCCAGTATTGGTCGGTCATCGTCCCCCGAGGAAAACCTTGCAGTTTCACTTTCAAAATTTATAAATCTTCTCTTAGCTGCGTCAAATTCTTCACGTGCAGTTTGAAAATTCTTTGTTCTCTCGTCTAGGAAATCTTCTCTTTGGGCCCTGTCTAGAATTCTGTTATCCCAACCGCGACTTTCTGCCTGATTAATCATCGCGTGCATGACCATTCCGGCAGCAGTTGCATCCTGTTCCGCTGAATGATGCCTATCGAGGCGCACTTCAAGATATTCGGCTAGAGCGCTTAGTGTAGTAGATGCGACTCTTGTGTCTCCGCGGATGACTGATGGACCATCTTTGTTTTCTTCAGAATATTTTGGAAGAACCATTTGAGCCATATCAAGAGAATCAATGTATCCAGATGGACGCCACATAATCCCGGCCTCCGCGAGAGCATCCTCAAGGACGTTTTTGTCAAATATTGCGTTTTGTACGCCCATTATTGCGCCCGGGCCAGCGAACTCAGCGACCATGCGATGAGCGTCCTGAATACTCATCTGCTGTGCAAGCCACTCATCGGTAAGCGGCTCTCCGTCTGTTCTGTAAAGATTCAACCTTGACCACTCTCTCAATGGTTCGGTCGGATTCATAAACAAATTTAATTTGTCTATAACTTTTCCACCTCTCATCTTCACAAGAGCTATTTCTACTGGCTTACCATTGCTCGCACGTTCCCTGAAGCGGTCAAAGTCAATACCTGTAGTTTCGTAATCAATAAAAATTATGTCTCTATTGTTAAATATTTCTCTTAGCTCGCGCCAAGTTTTTGCTTCACCAAATATGAAGTCAGCCTCACCTATAAACGGTCCGTAACTTGGTTCGCGGGGAAATGACGGCATTTTTACTTCACCACTGCTAAGGCGTCGGGGGTTATCGTCTGGATCATAACCAAATTCGAGAAGAGAATTTCCTTCAGTGAAAAGGTGCTTTGCTTTTACTCGCTGACTTACTATTCTGTATTTTCCTTTTCCTCCCAGATTGGAGTCTCCGTGAAGTTTTGCGTATGACCGCAATGGGCTAACCCAGTCGCCAGCGTTTATTTTTAGATTTTTGTCAATGTGCTTTGCATTCCTAAGCATTTCTATTTCTCGACTAATTTCGTCATAGTATTCGTTTATGTCTGATATATCTGCAGAAACATACTTTGGAACTCGGCCATATTGTAAAATATGTGATTTCTGTGTTTCTAGTTCTTTTATTCTCTCATTGGGGAGTAAAGGAACAGCACGATAGACCGTAACTAGCGCTTCAGGCTTGCCCTTGATTTGCTTTATAATTCTAAGTGCTTCTGGAGCCAACGGGTCGGTACTGGCGTAGAGGGCAGCACCGTTTGGCCCATAGACTTCTTCTGGATACATTCCGTCAGCAATATTGTGCATCGGAGCGCCACTGTTCCTATCGGGAGCCTGGTGGAAACCTCTGTAGTCTTCGTCCTTACTAAATGGAACATCGGAAGTACCGCTTGAAAATCTGTCAGACCCAAGTTTGCTATCGAAACGCCTATCAGTCACATTAATTAACGCCGAGCGACGAGGCCCCTTTACGGGACCAGTCCCTCCAGTTGCGGCCTTCCACCATTTGTCGCCATCGTCTGTTGTCGCTCCCGCTGAAATCTCATAAGTTGGCATACTGATGCGTAATGCGTCAAGGAGGGCCGACCCAATCCCCATCCTTTTAAAATCTTCGCCTACTTCTATCATCGCCACAACAGCAGTACTGTCGATACTTTCGGAATTGTAATCAATGTATCCTGCTAGCTTCCCACTTTCATCGAAAGCAGCTAAGTATCCGTTGTACTGATCACGACCGGGGGAGTCACCGCCATGAGACAAAGTAAACCTTTTGCCCCCAACATTGAATCCGACCGGGTCATCAAACGGTTTATCTTTTCCTAGCCGCTCAATTTCTATCGTTACTTTCTGGCCTGAGGAAAATTTATTATCGTGATCCTTAACTGCTGATGAAAGAAATTTTATTGGGCTTATTTCCCCCGATGCTAGCGGAAGTTTGTTTTTAGTTGCAGCGTTCCGTGAGTTCATTTCGCTTGTAGACCATTCGTCGACTACTGACGCAGGGAGCCGATCAAGCAATAGCTTTAAGCGGAGATCTTGATTTTTTTGATATCGCTCCTTATCTATTACTCTGCGATAGCCAACTTCTATGCCATTTCCGTTATTCAATTCCGAAAAGAAAGTAGATAAAGATTCTTTATTTGCTTTTGACAGCATCTCTTCAGGATTCTTAAAGGATGAATAAGTCATTCCGTTTTCAGTGTAGTAACCGCTTAGGAGTTGTTCTCTTTCTGTTTTTGTAAAATATTTTTTTGTTGCGGTGTCGTTGTTTTCTGCCAAAAGCTGCCTATGCAGCGCCCCGACCATTTTTGATCTAGAGGCGGCCCCATTCCACTCAAAACCGTTCATGCCCCAATAGGTTGCTCCGTTTGAGGAATAGGCATCTCCAAATGGAGAGTCCTTCACTATGTCGGATCTGCCGGTGAGACTTATTGAATCAACTTCTAGAGCTTTCCATATATTTTCAGAGTAAGCCATGAAAGAAGTGCTAATCCCTGAATTCCTAAGCTCAGGCTTTACGAAAATTTGGTTTAAATCAACCGAGAGACCGGTATTTGTAATTGATAATTTAAAGCTAGCCGTACCAACGTCTGACAATTCTTGAACATTTGTTCCAGCTACATTTTCTTGAGGAAAACTTAATTTTACATCAACATAAACGGGCAAAGATTCTCCCGATGCAACAACGCTCGCTCCGTAGTCCACGCTGCTTACTTGAGATGATAAAGGCAATTCTTCTTGTGCGAATATGTTTGATCGAGAAACATCGATCAACAATTCTGATCCAAGATTGAACCTCTCTCCACTAGAGCTTTCTACTACAACATTATTTCTTAGAGGAATAGAAATATTGTTAAATAATTTATTCAGTGATTGCAAAAAGTTGTCTTTTAGGCTGTCGTCATCGGCAAATTCTAAGTATGAAAATCTTTCTGGCTGCTCAATATTCTTGTTTTCTGGAGTAAATAATTTTCCAGAACGCCATTGAATCGATGGTAAAACAAAGTTGACAATCATGTCTCTTGTGTCGAAAGCGTTGGTAAGTTTTTCACCATCTAGTTTTTGTCTTTCGACTTCTGTTTCATAATTGGCACCAGAAGAAAAGGTGTCCGAGCCACCATCGACGGAGCTAATTTCTCTATCTTCAAAGTCTATTGAAGTATTTTTATCTAAATTATAAAACTCGTGAAGGTTAGAAATTGTATTTAGCAAACCATTTAATGGTCGATTAGCAGGGGTTGCCTCTGCGAATGCTCTACCGTCATCGCTAAGTGCGTTGCTGTGTTGAAGGTTGAATTCTGGAAAAGCTTCTCTTTGCGTGTAGAACATCTCTGCCGCAATACCGCGCCTGCGGTGACCGCGTCTTGTCTGGATTTCCAAAACTTCTAGCTGGCCATCATTTGGAGCCCAAACTGACATCCTTGCTATGACTGGTGCGGTTCCTTTTCCCGTAAGGCTCCGAAGTACGTCCTGGTCATCGACATCATTTGGACCAATTGGTGATTTCTTTTTATTAAAAGGGTTTTCGCCTTGTTCGTCAAATATTTTTGCAAGAGAATTGCGTTCTTTTTCAATGTCTGACTCCAAATAGGATACGACATCTCCATTTTGCGTGACGATTATTCTATATTCAGTATCTTTATTTTTAACTTTTTTTGAAGCGAATATATCTCCATAGTCGTGAAGATTCAGTGGTGACAGTTGCTCCATACCGCTGGAAAACGCACCAACAAGCTCTCTGTCGTTACTTAATCTGCGCTCGTACCCAATTGTTACGTTTTTCTCCTGAAACAAACTAGTTGCCTGTTCAAAAGCAAGAAGTTCTTCCGCGCTTGAATCTGTTTCAAACACAGAATTACCATCTACTCTTCTTTCTTCTATTAGGAGAGATATCCGTTTTCTCTCTTCTTCGCTAAACCAATTTTGCGTTTGGTCGTCAAGTCCATCTTTAATTACGCGAAGAAAATCTTGTTTTGCTTTTTCTCCAGACCACGTAAATCCATTTTTTGGCCAGTGCGTTGCCCCAATTCGATTTCCCTCTTTGTCGGACAACCCGCCCGTATATATTCTTTTTGCGTCAATCGCATTATATATTTTTTCATTACTTGCATTAAATAAGCTACCTATGCCAAGACCCTGTGATGGCTCGTTTAGAAAGAAAGTATCGTGGATAACTGTTATTCCAGAGTCTTTTTCTCTAGTATTAAACATTATTGTCCTGGAAGATGAACCAAACTGGATTCGGTCAAGTTCCGGAGTTCCTTCTGGGAGTGCATAAGCGTTTTCGAGCATTTCTTCTGGCACTCCGGCTTTCGCCAACCGATCCATTGCTTCCTCTGACGGAGCCAACCTCATGCGAAGCTTTATATTCATAAATGTTTGTTTTTCGGAATCTTCATCAAAAATTGTTGTATATAGCTGTTCTTCTGCCTGTTCATTAATATCATTTAAATTTATGTCCGCTAGCTCAATATCCCAGCCCTTATATTTATTACCTGGCCGGACAGAAATGCGAACCGTTTTTCCTAAATTTATTTTTTCACCGTTTTTGGCGGTAACTACAATGTCTTTTTCCAGTTCTATTTCGCTATTAAAAATTTCCGCGAGCAAATCATGTATTCTTTTTTTTGCTTCCAACCGCTCCGGTGAGTCGGCCAGTTCTTTCGTGTCTTCGTCAAAAATGTCTTTGATTGTCGTGAATTCATCTTGCTCAACAAGCAAATCACTTCTTAGTAGTTCTTTTAGTTCTTCTATTTTCTGTAATTTTTCTTGCGTTAATTCGGGCCGGGAATCAACAAGCTCTTGATATGTTGCTCCAGAAGAAAAAGTGGTTGACCTATCTGGAGATTCCTCACCGCCAAAAAGCTGACTTCCTGACGATGGTCTGGTTTTTTTGGGGGAAAGTTCCGAATCCCTAGTGCTCTGTTTTGGTTTTTTACCCTCGGATGCAGTGCCAACATATATTGGCTTTGTTGTTCCTTCGTCAGCCCAGCCGTCACCGTCTGGGTCTCTTCTTGAGCCAGTCGGCTTTCTTGTGCCGGGCTTACCTCCGGTGGGTAGGTCTATGTCTCCCTGGCTGCGCCCGCCGCGACGACGGCCAAGGCTAGGAATCCCGGAAAGCCTGTTTGAAGCATAGGAAGCAAGACGTCGACCAAGAGCTTTTTCCTCAAGGTCTGGTTCGCGGCCTTTGCGTGATTCATCAAAGGGGATGAGAAATTCATTTTCTTCACTTGACATTTAGAGCAATAATACCATTTGTTGATGGCTTAAAATGCGGAAACTAAAGCCTTTGGCCACACTTTGTGCATATTTTTGCCCAAGGGTAAAAACGCGTCATATTCATAGGGTGATCACATTCTAAAATACGCTTAGCCTCTACGTTTAGCGCATTTCTTATCCACGCTGACAGCGATATCTGCTCATGTGTTGACGCTTCTTTCCATCTATTGCGTTCAGCATCCGTTGTTCGTATTAGGACCTGCTTGTCGGAAGGATTGCCATTCTCGTTTGGGTTCCCTCGGGCAATCGTCGGTTCAAGGTTTTCAGCAACCTTGTTCATGGCTGCAACTATGTTGTTTTCTTCGTCGCTACTCATTCTCTTCCTCGGTCTCGTTGATATCTTCAACAATCTCAGCATCAATTATTTCCGATTCGCTCTCTCCCATGAGGGCTTTTACAGTTCCTTCAGGCAAAACTCCTGCTATTGCCATTAGTTCTAGAAGTTTTCTTGCCTCTGATTCTGGATCAAACCCGGTAGATGGCTTTATAACACCAGGCTGGCCAGCGATTGTCGCTCTAACTTGTTGATTATTATTGTCAACCTGAACATTTACATTTGTCTGCTCCATGCCCATTAGCTTACTTCTTCTGTCCATGATGGATAGGACTTGCTGAATGGCTTTCATGTCTGGTTCGACTTGAACTTCTGTCCCGTCATCCATGACCACTCGTCGATGCTGTGTCATCGGCCAAATTGCTTGTTGCAGGTTGTCAAGCCTTTCAAGCTCCAGCCTGAGAACCTCGGGGTAGGCAAGAATTGCCTCTCTGTTCATTTTTTGGAGCTGTCGCTCAATGGACCTAGAGACGCTAGGGGCAGACATACCAAATCTTCTTGCTATCTCGGTTACAGAAGTTCCAGCTTGTCGCATCTTGAATATGCGAAGATCACGTTCGCTTAGGAATTCTTTTGTAGTTATTGGCTTAGCTTTATCGTCACTCATTGCTTATTTTGGCCCACTCCGTAACTTCGAAGGGGAACATCCCTCCACGTTTCATTTTAGTCGGCCAATTACGTTCGTCACGTGCACCACGAAAATGCTTAATATCGTAACCATACTCACCGACACACATCGGATCAGGCTGAAGTGAAATTCCAAATTCAGGCCACCTAGACCAGACTGCAGACCCAAAAGGGCGCAGATCGCGAGAGCTCCCAGAGGCGCCGAGAGGGGCATGATGCTCAATCCAAAGAGCACAGCCATAAATCACCCGAATCTGATCTAAATACCTTGCCATCTCAATCGCCACCGCCTCGGAAGTCCGAGAACCAGGGTCGACAAAAGCTTTGTAAAGTGGACCAATAAGGAGCAATTCTGGCTGTATTTCCTCTAGTGCATTTTCGAGCAGGGCCCTGTCTGCCCCTCTGAGCAGATCCATGCCGGACGGTTTTGTATAAAGATATGAATCAAGTCTTTTGCTGCCAGACCGAGTCATCGCTACGTTGGCGATCTTTCTACTTGTTCTTCTAATAATTGTGTCTGGATTTTCCAAGTCAATAGTCAAAGTTCTTATTGGGCGCATCGGCTGGTAAGAGAATGGATGTATTCCTGCCCCTCCGAGTATGGCTACCTGCCTGGCTAACATTGTCTTGCCGACGCCCTCCGCTGCAACCACTATTACGCGTTCCCCACGCTCGATGATATGCGGAATGACCCATTCGTACGTGTCTCGATCTGCTTCGGCAAGAAGATCATTCCACTGGATTAATCGACCTGCGTCAAGAACTGGACCCGATCCCGAAGACGAGATGATCAAACTTGATTTAGCCAACTTGAGTTTTGAACTTAAATCTTCCCTAGATAAAAGATCCTGAAGCTTTTCGATGGCTTCATCTTCAAACGATATTTCGTGTTCAGGCTCTTCTGATTCATTCAAAACAGCAGAATCTTGATTTTCATTGGACAGGGCTGTGTGGTCGACGAAGACGCCTTCGTCTTCGACGGGTTCCAACTCGTCTATTCCTTTCCCCGCTTCAATGTGATCTGTAATGTCTTTATGAGTGGGAGAAATCCAAACTTGAGCTTCACACCCAGCTGCTCGCAACCTACGACAAACATCAACCGCATGCTGTATCCCAACGTCGTCGTGGTCAGCAATTATTTCTACTGTTTTAGCTCCACTGAGGGTTTCTGTATGAAGATCAAGCCAGCTTCCAGCACCATTAGGCATTGTCGTTGCAACTTGGCCTAGCGAAATGAGGGTATTTGCGTCTTTTTCTCCTTCGACTACCCATATTGTTTCGTCATTATTTTTAGCGCGAACAACTTCTGGCAAGTTATAAAGAACTTTTGGGATATCCGAAGCGCTATAAATCCAACCTCCGTTACCGTCTGGTTTCCTTTGTCTAAAAGTTTTCCGTCCAGCATCGTCGACCAGTCGTATTTTCTGAAAGAGTAAATTGCCGTCTTCATCCGTATAGTCGTAAGACTCAACGAACTTTGTTTTAGGAGCCGCTTTCACGGCTTTTTGTTGCCTTGGAATGATGGGTGGCTTTTCCCCACTAAAACGAGAAATATCAAGAACGCTTGGCGGGTCAGATTGAGGCATCAGATCGGATACCTTGATCCCCACTGAAGTACATATCTTTTCGACGTCGCAGGAAAGCCCCCGGTGGCACTTTATGAGTGTTCTACCATCATCCCCTTGCCCCACGGACAGCGACGGGTTGTCGTCGTCGTCTCTACAAGGGCAGCATGCCTGCCATCCCCCTGAAGTTTTTCTCACACCCTGCAATCTGTTAAGAAAGTTAAGAGTTTGCGTCGAAGGCGAGGTCGTCATCTCGCATCTCGCAATCTTGGAATCACTGGATCAAATGGCTCTCTTTGAACCATGAGAATATTGTGTCGTTTTCTTAATAGTTTGCGCTCACGCTCCGTGGTTCCGCCCCAGATGCCAAAAATTTCATGATACAGCGCATAATTTAAACACGGATCGATTTGCTTGCAGTCACTGCATATCGCTTTTGCTAAGTTCGTTTGCTCATTTGCTTTTCGATACTGGACAGAGAAATCTCTTCCCTTGCTTCTTTCCGCATGAGGAAACCACATTTTTACATCTTTACCGATGCAGTCGCCTCCAGTTGGGGGTGTATCGATCCGTTCGTGTGTTGGTCTCATTTCCCCTCCTATGGATTTAATTTTGCATACTACCTTGGCGTTACGATTCTTGTCACATCTGCAGCAGATAAATATATAACACAATTTCTAACAACCAAAGATCCAGCAACATCTTCAACCGAAAGACCGATTGCGTCAATTGGGACATTGAACCTAGCGGCCAATGTGGCACGAATTTTTTCCACTCTTAGTTCTTCATCAACAAGACTTGGTCCATCATCGTACGAGGAGAGAGGAGTTGGTTGAGGAGAAAAAAGACCCCTTAATTCTTCTTCTCGCCCATCTGTGCGCAAACACAAGACACAAGTTATCTCCTCTGTCCTGGCTGCTCTTTTTCTACTTTCTGTATGTCCACAGTCAAGCGTGTGTAGATACTGAAATTTACCCCAGGCACCAACGCGATCGACGCTGACAACACGGCGACGTGGGGCGCGCCTGTGTTCAGTTGTCATTTAAGGTCTTTATTTTTTTTTCGATTTAGTCAATCGAATTTTATTTAGGAATCTACGAATCCAGCTTTTTACGGCAACTACTTCAATATTCACTCCAGCTATTTCTTCAACATTCGACTCGACGCGGTTAATGACAGAATCAATAACTTCGACCATCTCTGTATGAAGTTTTTCGCTCTCTTTGTCAATTGCTAAAGCTGCCGAGGTGATTGTGTCATCGATAACTTCTTCGATGAACTTTGGGGCTTTGGGCTTGGCTGGTTTTTTGCTAGCTGTTGACTTGCTTGGCTGGCTCTTCTTTGTTTGTGCACTTGATTTTTTATGAGCACTTTTTTTAGAAGTTGTTTTTTTTGTTATTTTTTTATCTTCGGTCATGCCACAACAATAGCCGAAATTTTGCCTCCCGTGCAACACATAAACTATTTACGATTTTTTTTAAAATCCATGTTTAGTATTTAGTCATGGAGGAGTATGTCAACGATTTTGCCAAAATGGCGCTGGCCCTTGCCTCGGCGCAGCTTGCCAAAGAAACGGCAATCAAGGAGCAAGGAATTGGGGAAGACCTTAAAGCGCATTTTATGGGATGGAATGAAGAAGACTTAACGATCGTCGCCCAGATGAAAGAAGATGTTTCCAGGTACTCCCAGGCAGACAGATTTGAAAGATGTGCAATACTCTGTAAAATCCTTAGAAAACATTGGTGGGTGTCTTCCCTGACGATGGTGAGTGAAGGCTATTGCTCCCTGGACTACCCAACGACGGAAAATTACGATTTAGCAGTTGCCTATGCCGACACGTCACTTCCTGTTTTTGAGTGCATTACTGTAATTCACGTCACCCTTGACGAGTCTGGAATAATTTCCCCTGTATCTATGGTGGCCGCCCCTTACGTGACGAAGATTGGGAGGGTTGTGGAGTGGCAGGACGTTCTAGTGTATCCGGAAATAACTGCCAAAAACCTTAGACAATACAAGTACCCATTAATGCTCACAAATTCTATGATGGAGCGATTGTCGGAAGATTCAAACGAAGAAACAATAATGCAAGCAAGAGCAGAAGTCGAACAATGCGGTTTCTTATTGCAAGAATTATATTAAGTACAATAATTAAATGAACGCGTTTTATGAAAGCCCTAGCTTCGGAGGAAGCGAAGATTACGAAATTCTTGACGGGGTTAAAGTATCGCGAGCCGATAGAGCCCCTTGCCCGGTCTGTGGTCACTCCACCGGCGATTGCGCACCGCCTGACGAAGTAGGCCCAGGCATCATTTTTGGGTACAACACAAATTCCACATTGGACGATACTCAAACGTTCGTTGTCCCTGAAGACATCTATGATCAAAGAGAAATTGCGCCAGGCGTAACTATGCGGCTACTTCTTTACAAGCAAGGAAAAGTAATTCCGCTTATCAAGGCCAAGGAGTTGGGGCTTATTTAAAAATTTTTATTTCGCTGGACTTTTTCACTATTCAATATTGGGCTACACTGAACAGTTCCAAATCAAAACAATATTAGCTAGGAAAAAAAATGGCATTTATCGAAGATAGCTTTGTAAAAGATTACTTGACACAGAAATCTCCGTGGGGATTTAACGGAATGGGCGAAATAGTTTTTTTGCGAACATACAGCCGCAAGAAAAATGATGGAACAACAGAAGTCTGGCCAGAGACGATCCAGCGCGTTGTAAACGGAGCAATTGCTATCGGAGTTCCCTACACGCAGGATGAGGCTGAAAGGTTGTTTGATCACATGTTCAACCTTCGCTGCTCAATGAGTGGAAGAGCGCTATGGCAGCTAGGAACGCCAATGGTTGAAAAGTTTGGCGGAGCTTCTTTAAATAACTGTTATTTTACTAATATCGAAAAAGTGGAAGATTTTGAATTTTTGTTTGAGTATTTAATGCTGGGTGGCGGTGTCGGTTTTTCTGTAGAGCGCTCAAAAATACACGACTTGCCTAAAGTGAAAAATGCAGTAGTAATCACTCACGAGCGATCAAACGACGCTGACATAATTGTTCCCGATAGTCGAGGTGGATGGAAGAGACTCCTCCACAGCGTTTTAAAATCTTATTTTGAAACAGGAAAATCTTTTACATATTCGACAATTCTGGTGCGCGAATACGGCGCTCCGCTTAAGGGATTTGGCGGCACAGCGTCTGGTCCGGGTGCTTTGATTGACGGAATTGCGGATATATGTAAAGTCCTAGATAATAGAGCTGGAAAAAAATTACGCTCTATTGATGTCCTCGACATCTGTAACATCATTGGGCGCATCGTTGTCTCGGGCTCATCAAGAAGATCAGCACAAATCTCAATGGGTGATCCGGATGATGCTTTGTTCATTAGGGCAAAGAACTGGGCGTCGGGCTCGATCCCTGCATGGAGAGCAAATAGCAATAACTCGCTCTATGCTGATGGGTGGGACGAGATCCCCTCGGAGCTCTGGAAGGGCTATGACGGTACGGGGGAGCCATATGGCCTTGTGAACCGAAAGCTCGCACGTCGCTATGGGCGGTTAGGTGAAGTCAGGGTAGATAATAGTATTGAGGGCTTCAACCCATGCGCCGAGATAGGTCTAGCTGATGGAGAATCATGTAATTTGGCGACTGTTTTCCTGCCGAATATCGAATCCATAGAGCAATTCAAGGAGATATCCCGTCTTCTTTATCTAACGCAGAAGCAGATTACTCGTTTGCCGTATCCGTATGAAAAAACAACACAAATTGTCCGTCAGAATGCAAGACTTGGACAAAGCGTGACAGGGATTCTTCAATCAACAGCAGAACAGTTGTCTTGGCTGTCCGCTGGATACGTAGCCCTAAGAGAGCTAGACAAGAAGTATTCCGCCGAAAACGGGTTCCCGGAGTCTGTTCGTATGACGACCGTACAGCCCTCTGGGACGCTCTCTCTGCTTCCAGGGGTAACCCCCGGCATACATCCGGCCTATGCTCCGTATTATATCCGTCGCGTTCGTTTTGGCTCCAGTGACCCTCTAGTCGATGCCTGCCGCAAGCGTGGATACAAGGTGATTTGGGATATCGGAATCGATGGACGGGAAGACCATACTCGCTATGTGGTCGAGTTCCCTTGCCGGTCTCCAGAGGGTTCTGTTCTCGCAGTTGACATGACAGCGGTTGAGCAGCTCGAATGGGTGAGGAAGATGCAAACAGAGTGGGCCGATAATGCAGTTTCCGTGACTGTTTACTACCGCAAGGAAGAGCTCCCGTTAATCAAAGAATGGCTTGAAAAGAACTACGACAAGAGCGTTAAATCCGTTTCTTTCCTGCTGCATAGCGATCATAATTTTTCCCTTCCTCCCTACGAGGAAATTACAAAAGAATCCTATGAAAAACTTTCAGCGCGGGTTGACATGTCCATTCCCCTTGTCCAGTCAGCATTTGACGGAGAAATAATGGTGGATGATTGCGCTACTGGAGCTTGCCCTGTAAAGTAAAGGCACGCTAGAAGTCATATCTCAATACGTGATCTTCTTGGCAATTAATGGTCAGATAAAAATCATTAGCGCTGGTAGCTCAATGGATAGAGCAACGGACTTCTAATCCGTAGGTTGTAGGTTCGACCCCTGCTCAGCGCGCTATGGAAAATGACATTTTTAACAAAGAACTGTATCGTGACCCTTTTGCCATGTTCGCACAGTGGCGCGCAAGTCCTACTTTGCCGTACGACAAAAAAACAAATACCTATGCATTGTCTCGGCACGCTGACGTAAATTTCGCATTGCGAAGTCCTGAAATATTTACCAGTTCGTTTGGGGGCAGGGCAAACTCAATAGCACAGCCTTTTATGGTTGACGTAGACGACCCAGGGCACAGAGTGCAACGTTCAGTTATTGAAAAAATGCTCACTCCAAGTGCGGTTAGCAAGCATTCTGAATATGTTACCGCAGTGATCGACATAGCAGTAAAAGGGATAATCGGAGCTGGCAGCGTCGAGGTCGTAAATGCCATTGCTCAGACACTTCCCGTAACTTTTATCGGTTCCTTGCTGGGCGTAAGGGATTCTGACTTTCCTCTACTCAGGAAGTGGGGTGAAGCCATGGTGGAGGGAGCCGATGGATGGGAAAACGTCACAGAAGAAGTGGTTGAGGCTGTAATAAACTGGTTTGACTATTTTGACGATCTGTCGAAAACGGGATATTGGGACGACAAAGAAGGAATAATATCTCTGCTCTTGAATGCTTCAAAAGAAAATGGGAGCATAACCTACGAAGAGGCTAGAGGTAATTCGTTGGCGATTCTCATCGGTGGAAACGAAACAGCAAAATATCTACTTTCTGGGGCTATCGATCTTTATGTAGAAAATCCAGACATAGCCACAATCTACAAAGATGTAGGACCGGAAAAATTCATCAATGAGGTATTGCGATACCTGAGTCCTGTAGTTAGTTCAGCTAGAAGAACGACAACGGATGTTGCGGTTGGTGAGAATATCATCCCTGCTGGAGCTCAGGTGATGCTGTTCTTGACATCTGCAAACATGGACGAATCTGTATTTGAGAATCCAGAACTATTTAACCCAGCGCGTAATAGTTCAGCGCATTTGTCTCTTGGCTTCGGGCCCCACTTCTGCATTGGAGCATCCTTGGCGAAGATACAGCTTCAAGCGTTGTTTGAATATTTTATAAATAACAAAATAAAAATAACAAAAGACGAAAGCGCTCCGATGAAGTTTAAGTACTCAACATTCTTGCGTGGTATAAAAGAAATGCGTGCATTCGTTGAGAAAAATTAGAATTATTTAAACTCGGACCAAGTTTTGTTTCCAACCCCAAAGTACTCTCGAGCGTAACCTGACTCTATGATATCCAAATTCAAGCAAGCAGTTTTTACATCATCAATGTCTTCTGAGGAAAATATCCTTGCGAGAACCCGTCCGTATTTGTCATTTTTGTCTGGGATTGTATTCACGTAAACCCATTTATGCTTGGAAATCCAGTCTTCTGTGAATTTCTTTGCGCTCAGACCCATCTGCTTTTCGGCTAGGTCTTTTGTTCTTGTCTCGGGCGTGTTGACGCCATATAGGCGAACTCTAATTTTGTGGTGAATATTGAAACCAAGATCAATCATTAGATCGACAGTGTCTCCGTCTACAACCCTCAGTACGGTAGCTCCGTACCAAAAGCGAGCACTCATTACGAGGCCTGTGCCGGAATTAGTTTTTCTCCAGTTAGTGTAACTCTGTTAACCAAACGTGGGGAATGTCCAATATCTCCGACTACAGCGTGCTGTGTCGATATATTGTCAGAGAATATAACGTCTCCCTGAGTCCAGTGATGGCGGACAGTAAATTCGTAGCGAGTTGTATGTTTGAAAAGGAATTGAAGGATTGCGTCGCTTTCAGGTTTTGAAAAGTCCACAATTCTTCTTGTGAACCCCGGATTTATGAATAATGATTCTTCTCCAGTTTCCGGATGGACTATAACAACTGGATGACGAGCGGTAACTTGCGCAGCACGCTTCAGGTAATCCCAGTGGTCGACTAGTCCGTTTTCTTCTTTGCCGTTAATTCCTTCTATCTTTGCTCCAGTATTGGACATTCCACCTTTACCCATGCCCATGTCAGAAACTTCAGACGCATCGTGAATAGCCATTGTGCCTCGTAGTGCATCTTTCATTCTCTTGCTTAGAGATCTGAATGCCGCTTCTTGGTCGCACCACATGGTGTCTCCGCCAGCGTAGGGGATGATGACGCCATTCAGTATTGAACATTTTGGCGGATTTTCAATAAACGTTATGTCAGTATGCCAGGCAACGCCACGTTCCTGAAACTTTGTTTTATCACTGTTCTCATATTCTGGATACTGCACACCCGGAATGGTGTAATCAACTTCGAATATGTTTGGAAAATCTTTTTTACCAGGAAGAAGTGGATGAGCGCTTCTTGGTGTTCCAAAGAGCGCTGCAAAAGCTTCATGCTGTACAGGATTAAGATTTTGTTTTCTAAAAAAAACAACCTTATGACGCAACATCAGGTTATAAATTGTCTCAATAATTCCTGCATCTTTATGGTCAATCAAGTCAATTAAATTAACTCCCTCGATTTCTGCTCCAAGCTTTCCGGCTACTGGCTTTACCAACAAGCCAGCTTCGGTATATTCTACGTGATGCTCTTTAACCATTATTGACATTTTTTTTGGCCTTTGCTATCTTTGATTTTTTATTTTTTTTCTTTTTTCTTATTCGCATCATATCAGTATGTGCTTGCCCCATGCGCTTAACGTCCCGAATGGATCCACCAACATATGATCCATACCCAGTCTTCGCTGCTATGACACTATTGGAAAGTTCTTCCAATACAAGCCTTCTTCTCCTGCTGTCGGTTATCTGATTCAAGTCCGAATCGTATACCGAATCGATCCCCTTCCCCGTCATGCCTTTCATATATGAAGGAACCTCAACATTTATTAATGCTTTTGTTGATAAATGAGAAGTTACAACAACGTCTTCTGATAACGACTTCTTTTTTTTCTTAGCGTTTGCGTATCGCTCAAGGAGGCGTCGTCCCTTGGCAGCAAGAGCTGCCGCGTCGGAAGAGTTCTGGGGAACAGGCTCCCCCCACGCTGCAGCAGAAAGAGCCAATCTAGTAGAGCGCCCTTTGTCATCTTTCATCGGCCCAGATGGATTTG